TTGAACAAATCCAAGTTGAAGCTAGACTTGTTGTATACACGCTTAAAGCTGTTATCCAACTGCTTCCAAAGACCCACTGACAAGCGGATATCATCTGGACCATCTTGCTTAATCTTACCACCTTGTCCCCACATCAAGTAGGTCTCAATGTCATTAGCTACTTTAGTCAAGTGAGCTGCTTCCATTGTAGTCAAGAAAGTACGGGTCAAGTTACCATTGTCAAATGCACGCTTAACTGCATCTTTACCCATAGTTTGTACCATAGACTCCAAGCTAGTTACAGAAGGATCCATAGTCTTGTCAAAGTTACGCCAGATTTCAGTTACAGGAATAGTACCATCTGCGTTCAAACCACCCTTCAACATCAAGTCAGCACGGCTAGAAATTGAATAGTGTACGTGAGCTTCTGCACCACCTACGTAGTTGTAGAATTCACGGAAACCAGCACCATAGTGTCCGATATCAGAGAAACGCTCACCGTATTCACCACGAGCAGAACCTTTACGGAACATTTTAGTACCAGAAGCCAAGTACTTATTATCCAAAGAAACACCATTGCTGTTGTTTACCAATTGAACAGTGTAGATGAAACCATCACCAGTAGGGATAATGTCATCAGCAGTGATGTACATTTCCAAACCATTGTACTTGTCATAAGTAACGATGTCACCATGTCCAAAAATACGCTTGTTTAATTTTACTTGGAAAGTAGTACCATCAATACCCTTAGTAGTGTTAGTAGAATCAATGTCAGTTACAATGTAAGGAAGATCTTGAGCAACAGGAACCTGCCACTTGTACTCTCCACGAGCATTGTCTACATTGATGATGTTCTTGCCACCAAAGCTAGAGAACTGGTACAAAGGCATTTCAACCTTTTGAGCCATAGCCCAAATGTCTACTGGACCTAAATCCATAGGTTCACTGCTTTTCAGCATGTTTACGAGGTGGTATGAATCTACGTGAGAACTAGCTTGGTAGCTGGTATCACGCAGAAATATACCATTGTTTAAAACTGGAGTTGCCATAATTATTTATTTGTTTTGTGTTGTTTGTGTTGTTAAAATCTTTTAAAAATGTTTGTCTGTCTTGCAATCTTACGCTGTTTAGGCTCCTCTTTTTCTTCAGCTACAGTGCTAGAGATCTTTCTAGACTGCTCTGTTTTAAGTTGCCTTACAGTGTTTTCAACTACTTTGTTTTTGCCTTGCTCCATAATCTTTGACTTGTATCCATCTGGATCAGCCAATAACCATAGTGCTTCAGCTACTAATGGGTAGTTAGGTTCTACAAATTGATGCTTCTCTAACAAATGTCCCAATAGGTTTGTATTTCTTCCTGAGATAGATGGGTAATTAGGTTGTACAAGACCAGCATATAACATAGACTGGGTTTTCTTATCCAACTTAATACCGGACAATTCTGAAGGCTTAAGGGCTTCATATACGTTATCCATATATGCTGATGCCGCTTGTTCTTGTTGTGCCTTTAATTGCTCTTGTTCAGCAATCTTTTGGGCTACAATAGACTCTTGCATTCTGTCCAACTTTGGTTTAAACTTATTAGCTTGTTGTTCTAGCTTACCTAAGTCTTTCCAAGTTACAATCTCCTCATCAATTTCCTCATCATTGCCAAATCCAGTGGCACGCAAGTATGAACGTACAATCTGTTCCTGATCCATCTCATCTGTTGGATCTAAACCACGTACCTCTTCTACTTGAGCTAATGCACTGAATAGACCTTTAAGGTCATTACCTCCGTTTGCTACATATTGTGCAGCATACTGAAGTTCTTCAGGAAGTGCTTCAAAGAACTCTTTTGGAGTTTGCTCTTTAATTGCCCGCTCCTTTTCTTCAAAGTTAGCTTGCAAGAGTTCCTTCCAATCTTTAAGAGAGTATTCATCCATTGGCTTCTCATCTTCAAAGCCAATTAATACACCCTCTTCAATTAGTTTAGAGAAGGTTTCTACCATACCACTCTTATCTACTTTAGGTCTACCTCCTTTGGGTGACTCCTCCTCATTAATTAAGTCATCAACATCGTTGGTTAACTCATTTAATAAGTCATTAGCAGTTTGAGTAGCAGGCTTAAGATTTCCATCTTCATCCTCCTCTTGTTTGTCTAAGAACGTTAAATCTGTTTTAGGGGTTGAAAAAAAACCAGGTTTCTTTTCTTCCTCTGTTGGCAGCACAATACTATCTGCTCCCGGAGCTCCACCAAAGATATCATCTATGTTGATATCTACTTGTTGTACGGTGGTTTGCTCATTTGGTTTTGTTTCACTCATATAGTTGGTTATTTTATTTTGTAGTGTACATTAAGAATATAATATATTACTTTTTATAAACTTTAAAAATTTGTTTTTAAAGCTGTATTTTTTGTAATATAAGGCTATTACTTTTTATTATCCTGTTTAATCTCGTATTGTGTTTTATTAGTTCTAGCTATCTCTAATTGCTTATTAGCTATTTCCCTTTGTGATGCTAGCTTTTCACGCTCAATTGCCATCTTATCCATGTTAACAGCTTTCTGTGTAGCAGCAGATTCTTTTTTCAAATCCATTTGTTGCTGAAACTCTTCACTCTTACGGATATCTTTCATTGCATCCTGGTAATCTGACATCTGATTTTGGTTAACATCTACAGCAGCACCATAACCGGCAGCTCTAATTTCAGCAATTACAATATCATTTTGTCTGTTCTTCTCATTCTCTTCAGATTCAAACTGCATCTTCATCATTGTTTCTTGATTCTTAGCTTGTAAAGCTTGTTCTTGCATAGCTTGTTGTTGCTGCATTTCTTGCTGACGTTGAGCTTGTTGCTTTTCTTCAGCAGACTTAAGGATATGAGTAACTTCAGAGATAGACTCAGCTTTCATGATATTACCTAAATCATAGATAGAAGCACCGGCAGTGTTATTTGTAAGAGCTAATTGCTTCAATTGTTCTAGCGTAGCTCTATGGTTTGTCTTAGTTGTACAGAAGATATTAAAATCTCTGAGCAATAAGTCAGTACCATTCATCTCAAAATTAACCTTTTCATCAGTAGAAGTGATGTACTGCAATCTGATAGAAGGCTTAGTTGATTGATAGTATTGAGCTAAGTCTGTACGCATCTGATGCACGCGAGGCATTAAGTAATCACAGTGATTAATAAAATATGTCTCAGTTTGTGCATAGGAGTTTGATACAGCCATTCTAACGCCTGTAGCGGTAGCTTGCTCCACTTGCTCTCCCAAACGCTGTGGTGTGATCCCTATGACCTCAAAAGCTTGTTGCTTAAAGTAATTAGCTAATTGAGTTCTAGACATCAAACGTTGTGTTTGTTCTAAGTTTAATACTTGGTAATGTTGGAAGTTAAGAGCATTCTCAGTGTTAGTGATAGAAGTATCTAATGGTAACATCTGGAAGTTCTTCATTGCAACATAAGCTTTTGCCAAGTTGTTCTTTCCCCAATCTTCTCCCAATGAATGTCTAGGTAAAGCATTCTGATCTAACATAATCACAGTACCTAACTCATCTACAAGAATATCAGCAATCTGGTTGTTAACAATGTTATAACCAATCTGATAGGGCTTCATCAAATCTACAAGAGATGTAGACTTAGTATTTCTATCTGAGAATACAGATCCTTCTACAGGTAATTTACAGCCGTACAGTGTAGCATCTCCTTTAAATTGGAAAGGTACACGTCCGGGTTTTGATTCATTAATACCAATGTAGATTGGATTAATACCACCAGCATTATTATTCATACCAAAGTATGCAGGATAGTTAGGTCCAATCTTTACACCACCCCATACTTCATTAATCCAAATCCAATCTATATGCTCACCAGCAATTAGATTCTCTTTATTCTTATTCTTAAATAGTGTAGTATCATACAAAGGTTTTTGAGTGATTTTATATGACTCATCTACAACATCTTGAATTACTTGACCATTCTCATCAATCTTAGTTAAGTGTCCTACTTTACGCTGTGACTTCCAATAGATATGAGCAACACGTAACATATCCGTATTCTTATAATCTACATAATCTTCAGATTCAGACATGATGTAACTAACAATATCATTACCGGCTGTACTATTCTGCTCCCAGGTAGACATAAACTGTCTGTACTGTAATGAAGGCATATTAGTATTCCACTCATGTGATTTAGTAGCATCATAGTATGATCCATCATTCTGATAACCTTCTAAAGGATAACCAGCAGCTCTTGTAGGATAAATAGCCTCCATAGAACGCAACTGATCATCAGTCATCAAGTAACCATACTTGTCAATAATATCTGCTACAGTATATAACTCAATCTTACCTACCCAGTTACCCTGAGAGATATATCTTACATCAGGAGACTTATGATAGAAAGTTACTAAAGGATTCCACAACTCCATCTCATAATCATCCTCATTCATCTTGAAATGCCAGAACTCTCTATCTGTGATTAACATATCACGGAAAGCTCTTTCTTCAAGTTCATCCATTTTAAATCTTTCTTCATCTACACGGGCTTGGTGTTCTGCCCATTCTTCTAGCATAGATCTATAATCTTTCTTGAAAAACTGTTCAATCTCAGGTAATGATTTAAGATTTTCTGGAGATAATGCTTTCTGGATTTCAGGATCTTCTAAATCAGCACCCTGTTCAATCATACTCATCACCATCTTACGCTCAGCATCAGCTAATAACTTCTGCTCAACCATAGCTCTCTTCTGCTCTAATAACTCATTATATGAGATCTCATCTACAGCACGGAAACTAACTCTAGTATTTCTTTTAGCAAATTCAGATACAAGTACGTTAATTACGTTGGGGATAATAGGATAAAACTTTAACTCTAATGCAGACTGATCCTCTTTAGTAAGAACATCAATTAACTCTGCATATTCTACATCCTCTTCAACAACATAATCTGTTTTATCAATAATACCTTTAGCAAGCTTATAGTTCTTAGAAAGCCTTCTAGCATTTCTACGCAACTGCTTCATGCCCTGCCATTCTAGCCAGTCAAGATTATGAGCAGCCCAGTCATCATTCTTCTCCTTTCTTGGTATAAATTGAATGGGTTGAGTAAGAGTACTCATTCTGTTGTACTCTACCTTAGCTCCATTCTTGAGCTGCATTGCATTATATAATTGCATAGTCTGTAATTGTTGTATTAGGTTGTTCTATTAATTCATCTAAACTCATCTCAATGGTATCATCATCTTCATCAGAATAATAGCTAACGTAAGTTACATTAACTGTAATATTTTCCATTGCTGTAGTACTTATGTACCAGTTCATTATCTTAAATTTTTAAATGCCTGTTTTGGCCTTTGCATACCGCTAGAAGACCCGCTTTTTCCAATATGCCTAAAAGCCCCTACTTTTAATTTATATAAATCTTTTGACTTATCCAAACTTTCAGGGTTTAGTTCTCTACGTTTTAAATATCCACGGTTTGATTGTTGGATTTTTGCAAAGGCTACTAGAGCTGTAAATGCTACAAGTCTATCCACGTTTAATCCTTCCCTATATGCTAGCATCTCCTTGATTAGCATAGGATCCGGTATTCTAGATACACCATATGTTGTCTTTACAACTGAGCCATCTGTCTTATAATCATGGTCTATCTCTTCTCTAAGGAACTCAATAGCATAAGAGATAAGGTGTGCTTTAAATAATGTACCCGTGTTTCTCCAACCATACTGCTGATATACACTGGCATTACTACCAATATCTTTCAGGAATAAGATCTGATCTTTAGTTACAAGATATCTTTGCTTTCTTTGGGAGATCATATATTGAATAAATAAAGATACGTTATTCTCCACCAGTGTCCAAGCATTATACCATTCTATAATTAGCTCTAATCTTTCATGTGTTTTTTTGATATCATCAAAACGCCCACACCAAGCTGCTACAATTTTATCCTGTTCTATATGCGTTTTCTGCTCTCCATTCTCTTCTCTAGATACTTCAACAGGGGCTTTATAAACAAAAATAGAACAAAGAGAGTCAGAGGTAGTAGTCTTACCTTCAGAAACCGGGTCAATACTTGCATAGTACATTCCAAATGTGGGATCTTTTTTAGGTCTCTCCCACACGACCAGACAGCCACTTTTATCCTCCGTCTTTTTAGAAATAGGGAACTCATTGATAGGTAATTTGTTAGAGTCTTTTACGGTTAAGTTGTTATGTTCATCCCTGTATAATTCTAATAATTCATAAGGATATTCTTTGTCTTCAATTCTTCTCAACTGAGCAGCAAGTAAGTGCACTGCAAACACAGACTCCCGTCTAAATGCAAATGCCTCTTCAATATTTGTAGGTTTCTGAGAAATACGCAACTGATACTTATCAGGCTCAATCTCTTTCTTCCACTTTATTCTCTCTTCTTTAATAGCTTCTAAAGCTTCTTCTACTAATGAGTTACCATACTTATCTACAAATGGCATCATAGACCATTGTTCTGGAATAAATAATCCAGCTGTACCAATGGTTCCTTTACCGTCTAATAGATTAGTTTCTACTGCAAAGATGTCATTAGCTTCAGGATTCATGATCAAATTCTTCAATGGTTCACACTGATCCAAATCACCCACAGATCCTGCTGCAATAAATACACCGGTAGTTACCATACCAGACTGTAATGCTGGCCGTAGGTACTCATATGTTTCCCCCATCTTAGGAGCAATACCTGCTTCCTCATGAAAGAAGTACTGACAAGGACCACCCACACCGGCTGTTGCAGATTTCTCAAATGACATACCTTGTATAGTACCCTTTAATCCTACCTCAGTTTTCTTATTTCCTTTTCTTACCTCAATCTTTTGCTGCCACAGCATAACCTTATCCGGATTCATAGGTCTATACCAGGCTGTATGCTCATTTAAGAAAGATGCGTACTCATCTAAGAACTTCCATGTACCTTTATCATTTATATAGTCTTTAAGAGAAGCACCCATTTTAAGAGTAACACCCTCTTCAAACCATAATGAATTAATTAACTTACCAGCATGAAAGTATGATGATGCAATCTGACGTTTCTTTAAGATTGCTACATGCTTGTAATATAATTCAGCTAGTACTTCATACAATGCCATGTGATACTGTGCATCCCGGACTTTAGCAAATCCAAACTTCTTCTCTTCCTTATCATAAATAGGTAGGAAGTTAAGCCACATATAATAGTCTCTAGTTAGATACCATACATTCTTGCCGTCTTTATACAATACCCCATTCCTACATTTCTTCTTTTGGTCATCCCAGTAATAAATGTAATCCTTTGATTTAAAGGGTGCTACAGTGTAAAAGCCTAACTTATTAAATACAGTGGCTTCTTTATTAAACAATAAAGCTGTTTCATTAAAGTTATACTGACCTGGTTCTTTAAATAATGTAAGTACATACTCTCTCCATTCCTCTTTAGAAGAAAATGTACTAATAGTCCATGCACCATTATCCCAGGTTGGTATCTCTATGATTTCACTCATTTACTAGATCTTCAGGTTCTTCAACATGTCCGTTATATTTAATAATCATATAAAGTAATGTATCAATTGTTTTAGATGAAATCCTAGACTTACATTCTTTAGTATTATTAAAATATGCTTCTTTATCCTCAGATTTAAAAGCACTCCATAGTTTGGTATGGGGGTTATATGTAAATAACCATCCATATAAATTTTGTTCCGTATTATTGGTCATAAGCTAATCCTATATTTCCTCTTACTTGGCTTTGTTGTTCTTCAGCTAAATCTTTATAAGCCCCTTTAAAAGATTGCCTAATCTGCTCAAACTTAGCAGCAGCGTTTACTAATGCAGTGATGTTACCATCTCTACCATGCTGGATTTCTGTAGTCTCCATGTAATGGGCCAATCTATCCAGCATAGACTTAATACCTACATACGTTCTATACGTAGGAGTCTCATATAATTTCTTACACGTGCTCATACCCCGGATAATCAAATTATCCTCAGTAGAAATATCCATATCAATCTCTGACATAATAATCTCTTCTTTCTCATGTTCAGGAACATTAAAGAAAGGATTAAGATCAGGATTAGGACAAGTCATATAGAACAAGTAAGTGTATACTTTTAAGTAATCATCCGGATACTCAGTCATTATATCATTCAAAGACGATATTGTATAACAGTGTTCCGTAGGTACTACTTTGTTGTTTACTATATCAAATAGTTTAATTAGCATCTTGCTTATGTTTAATTAAGTTAATAACCTCAGCTTTAAGATAAGGTAGATCATAAGGCACAATCTTTTTAACTAAAGGTTCTCCTTGGTCATCTAGCTTAGTAATAGGATTTCCAAACTTATCTGTACCGTCTGTATAAAACAACACATGGTGAATAGTAATCTTTCCCGGCTTAAGTTTAGGGTTATGCTTTAATATAATATACATATAAGTGGACAACTGTAGTGCATAATGCCAAAAGTTACAGTCATCCAGATGAGATACTGGTGATAACATTTTCTGTGATACACCCTCCCAATTTACATATGATTCTTTCTTAATTTCTTTATTGGTTTTGTAGTCTGTAATATTCACCTCTCCTTTTGCCACCTCTACAAGATCTGATTGACCACATATACCCGCAGACTTTAAGTATACAAAATGCTCAGGATACATACCCTCTTGCAACTTCTGTGGTGGAGCATATTTAATATCATCCGTAATAAGAGGTCTAATGATAGGGAGAATACAACCATGTCTTTCAATAGTATTCAATTGAAGTAAATCAGCTTCACGCTGGTTGTGATACCAGTTACCCTGATCAATAGCTCTAGTAGATTCATTCTCCCAAGCCTGCAAGATATCTTGTACAGACATACCATACCACTTAGACTTCTTAGACTTAGATGATTTCTCTGCTACAGTCTGAGCATCAAAAGGTTTCTTATACTTAGATATAAAAGAGGTGACAGAAGTCCACTCTATTACTTCAGATGAATCAACAGATTCATACTTGTGGTTTTGTGATTTAAATATTACACTCATAACTTAGATAATAAATCATCCTCCTCTTCTTGAGTAAGTAATGCCGGCCATTTCTTTACAGGACACTCAGAAGATAAACTTCTAGTCTTGAATTTTAACGAGCACCCACAGTTAGAGCAACATGGTTGTGAACCTGGTGCCAAACAACTAGCTCCGGTAACATCATAATTAGGGCAAGCCATACATATAGTGTTGCGCTCTAATGCAATCTGCTCAATAGTATCTGTAGTAAATAAATAGTTCTTAATTCCTTCTAGGATTAAAGACTTATTATTCCAGAGTGTTGTCAGTTTGTTGTTTTTTATTTTTTCTATGATCTTTCTTTTTCTCATATTCTTCTTTCATTTTGATTTCTAGTGCTTGCATTTTCTCTAGCTTATCTACTGTACCCTTGTACACATGATATCTTGAAAAAACTAAGTTCTCTCTATTTGCTAAGTACTCAGAATATCTCCGGATACTAGTTTGTAGAATATCCCATTTAATATTAAAAGTACCAAGGCCATCTATAAGTACGTGCGGATCCTCTAGAGAAGATAAAGACTTCCTAGCTTTGTCCCAGTAAAAGTCAGTAACAGCTTTAACTACTTTCTGTTCCATCTCTAATTCTATAGACGTTTGCTTTAAGATATCTTTATACTTCTTGGGGTTCAATACTTACAAATTTATAATCTAATAAAACATTACCAGTGGCTTGCACATTAAGGACGGGTGCCAACTTAATCATCTTCCTTCCCTTACCATTCTTTTCAATCATGCCTTTGCGTTCAAACTTAATAACTGCATTCCTAACAGATTGAGGGGTCTTGAAGATCCCCTCATCTGATACATAATTACAAAACTCGGTAAGCTCAATCTCCCCATTAAATGCAAGCATAGTAAGACAATCAAGATCAGCGTTACTAACGTTAATCCTCTCAAGATAACAATGGGTTAGAAGTTGATACTTTACAATATCACTCTTATCCATCTTAACCTTCTTACTAACTTGATTTACGATCATGACCTCTTAAGTGTTCTTGGCTTTTCCTCTTCCTCCTCTTCATCCGGGGCCAACATGTTAGCCACCATAACTTGGAACTGCAAGCGTTTAGCTCTCTGTTCCTCAATCTGTGTAACTAACGTCTCATACTCTAACTGTACAGTTAAGAATTCTACTTGTTCAGAATAATACTGAACTAACTTTTCTTTGCGCTCTTTTACCTCTTCAGGTGTAAGCTCTTTATTTTCATCCATTGGTTTATAATTTACATTTCCCAGTACACATACACCAGCTCATTGCAATCACAAGGCTCATCAGGTTCCATTGGTTTACCACACCTAATACAAGTGACCGGCCTGCTAACTTCTTCATTCTCTGGCATAATATACAAGTTTACACTTTATATATTTACCACCACTAACAAATTATTAACAAATATACATACTAAAATAATTGGGTATATATTTGATCATGGTTCTAAACTCAAATATACCTCACTTCAAAGCATTAATAAAAAGGGCTTATCTTACTAAGAATACAGAGGACACAGAGTACGATAACATCTATGTATTTGGGTTACAAAGTGTAGCGGGTAAAATACTAACCTTTCACGTTATTACTGACTACGGTATGGTAAGATCCAGAGTACCTATAAGTGAGATATATACTAAGGAGTGTGATAACGATATTCCATTTCACTTCAAACAACTATGGGATTGCTTTAGTGAAAATGTAAGCGTAGTACACTATGACTTCTTAAGTGAACACAGATGCCAGGTAATCTTAAAAGACAAAACAATGATCTGGGCCAATTACCTATTTACAGTAGACTGGTACAATAACCCATACAGTGATGAACCAAGTGACTATAAAGCCGGCCATATACTAGTGAGTGAAGATGGCTACTTACTATGCATGCCTAACAACCGGATATACTGGAAAGACTCTAACTGGGTAACTAAAGATTTCCCATTACACCCTACATCATACAAAGTAGATACAGAACTACCTAGTGTAGAGAACCAAAGTGATAGATGGGTGGCAGAAGATACGGACAACTACTACTACGGTATAAATTAAATTTTATCTGAGATTAAGATACCCCCGGCACATGGGGTTCACTCTAATACCCCCCACGTATATGGGGATTGTTTTATGGGTGGCAGTGGGGTTGATGGCTAATAAAAAACCTCCCCGGCTAGCGGGAAGTTAGGGGCTACCCCCTATAGGCTACAAAAGAAAAAGGCTACTCTAACTTACTCTTTGTTTAATATGCAATTGCATATTTATTATTTATTCTATCTAATCAATAGAGTATTACTACTCTATTACTTATTCAAAGAAACATAAGGAACAGTGTTGCACATCTTATTCTTTCCCCCAAGAATAATGATGTGTACACACACATCCGGAATCCCCCCTTCGGGTGGTTCCTTATGTTTTACAAATGGGCTATTCTTTATTACTCTTTGTTTAGTAAAAACTAAACAGTTTATACTCTTACACAGCATTCACTCATAAATCGTTCACGCTGTTTGATAAGATTATAAATAATAAATAATAGGGATAACACCCTATTATTTAAATAAAGGGGGCTACTCTGACCTTACTCTTTGTTTAGTGAAAATTTCACTTAACACTAATAATCTACAATTATGAGCATTAAAGCAAAATTTGCACGCACTTATCGTGCATCCAAAGGCCTCCAAAAAGGCAAACTCATTAGAGTTTACCTTGTTTCCGCTTCAACACCTCAAGAACTTGAGTCTTATGAAGAATCACAGGGTGATTACCTTCAGCACGATGAAGACACGGGAAAGCCCTTGTGGAAAACCACAGATGCTTTCATTCCGTCATCAGTTACACTTGAGTGGAACTATGACAAAAGCCGTGTGTACGCCAAGTTTGACACTGTGGCCAAGATGCAATCTGCGATTGACTCTTTAGGCACAGGTCTCTTGGCTCAGGCTACTGCACAGTTGGCTGCACAGCAGTTGATGGCGTCCCTTGGACTGTCAACTACAGTGGCTGCACCTGTTGCAGAACCTGCAAGCGTGCCACAGCAAGCAGACACTTCTACGGTTACTCCGCAGGAAGAGCCTGTTGCTGAAGGTGAAACACCATTCACTGATGAATCAGATGAATAGTTAATTCACCATTAAGAGATAGGGTTACACCTATCTCTTTT